AGCCAATAGCGGCGGGTGCGTTGCTGGGGTAGCCCGGCAACCGCATCGTCCGGCGCATGGAATTTCAGAAGCCGGAAGATATTGCCAACCGGGCGCTGCAACACTGCGGCACGGCCCGGCTCGACCAGACTCTCGGCTTTAACGAAAAATCCAAGAACTCCCGCGAAACCGCCTTCGCCTACGGCAAGCTGCGCCGCGCCGAACTGCGCCGCAATGTCTGGCGTTTCGCCACCCGCCGCACCGTGATCCGCGCCATCGACGGCAACACCATGCGGCTCGATCCGGCGCTGTGGTCCTCGACCGTTACCTATTTCGGTGGATCGATCGTCGCCGACCAGTCCGGGAATATCTGGATCTCCAACCTCGCCAACAACCTGAACAACGATCCTCTGCTGACCAACTACTGGGAGCCGTATTTCGGGCCGCTGACCGTCTCGCTGTACGATACCGCGACGTCGTATTTCTCCGGCGAGGTGGTCTACACCACGGCCGGCGACGGCACCAACCGGGTGTTCCTGTCGCTGCTGGACGGCAACACCGACAATCCGGCGACCGCGACCGCCTACGACCCGACCGTGACCTATTTCAAGAATCAGGTCGTGACGTATCTCACCGTCCCCTACATGAGCCTGATCGACCTCAACCTGAACAACGAGCCCGATCTAGCGCCGGCGCTGTGGGCAGTCGGCACCACCTACGCGGCCGGCGCCAAGGTCGGGGGCTCGGATGGCGTCATCTACCAATCGATCGGCGCCGGCAACGTCGGCCACGATCCGACCACCGACAACGGCGCGAACTGGACCAATACCGGCGTGCTCAATCCGTGGACCACGGTGTTTACCGGCGGCACCGGTTCCGACAAATGGCTCGAGATTGGCGGCCGGGAATTTCCCTCCGGCGTCACGCTCGCCACGCTGGGGATCGTCTACCCGCTCGGCGCCGGGCCGTCGTGGCAGCAGGCCTCGCGCAATGTATTCCGGCTGCCGAACGGCTTTCTCCGGCTGGCGCCGCAGGATCCCAAGGCGTCGACCACATGGCTCGGCGCCCCTTCCGGCCTCACCTACAACGACTGGAATCTGGAGAGCAACTATCTGGTGACCGCCGAATGCGGGCCGATCCCGCTGCGCTTCGTCGCCGACGTCACCGATGTGCGCCGCATGGACGATATGTTCTGCGAGGGCCTGGCCGCGCGGATCGCGGTCGCGGTCTGCGACATCCTCACTCAATCGCAGTCGCAGCTCGCCTCGATCGAGAAGGCCTACAGCGTGTTCATGTCCGAGGCCCGCTCCGTCAACGCGATCGAGATGGGGTACGACACGCCTCCTGACGATGACTACCTAACCGTTCGATATTAAAATGGCGAACGCAACATTCGCCATACCATCCTTTCTCGGCGGCGAAATCTCGGCCTTCGCGCAAGGCCGGTTCGACAAGCCGGACTATCGCATTTCGCTCAATGTCTGCCTCAACGCCTTCCCTGGCGAGATCGGCCCGTGGATCAGACGCCCCGGCACCCGGCACGCCGGCCATACGCGCGGTGGAAGTCCGGGCTCCGTCATCAAGTTCGATTTTGAGCAGCCGGCCCCTGTCACGCTGGAATTTACCGACGGATGGCTGCGCTTCCGCAGCGGCGCGCGACTGCTCACCACCAACGACGACCAGACCGTGGTTTCGATCTCGGCCGCCAATCCGGCCGTGGTGCAGATCGGATCGGCTGTGGGCTGGCCGTCGCTGTGCACGGTGATGTTCCCGGTCGCCGCGGAAACGCCGGCATTGCTGCAGAACCGCCAGTTTATCTTTACCCAGATCGACAGCACGCATTACTCGCTTTCCGATCCGATCACGCTTGCCGCCATCGACGGATCGACGCTCGGCGCGATCGGTGCCGGCTGCACGGTAAGCCGGGTGCAAGAACTGGCGACCCCCTACGTCGGCGGATCGTGGAGCAATCTGCGCGCCGTGCAGGCCGAGACCACCACTATCCTGCTGGCCGCGACCGTGCCGCCGCAAGCCCTGACCGTGACCACGCTGCCGTCCGCCGGCGTCGACGCACAATTTGCCATCACGCCGGCCGCCTTCAACGACGGCCCCTATCTCGACCCCTTCACCAATGGCGCGCAGGCCAACCCGAGCGCCAAGAGCGGCATCATCACAATTTCGGTGGCCTTTCCGCCCTACGATTCGACCAAATCCTATTCCAAGGGCTCCTTTGTCAGCAGCAGCGGCACGAATTATCGCTCCATGGCGGACCAGAATGTGGGTCATGCGCCATCCGGTCTTGCGCCGTGGTGGGAAACGACCAGCGCGGCGGCGGCCATCAACGACGGCAGGGGATTCCTCGGCAGCGATACCGGCCGGCTGGTGCGGCTGTTTTCCGAGCCGCCCCTGTGGGAGGTTGCATCGGGTTACATCGCCGGCGCCGTGGTGGCCTACAATCCGAGCGGTCGGCCAGGCCAATCTACCTATTGGCAGGCGCAGGGATCGACGACCGGGAATGCACCGGGCGCCGACCTGACCAACTGGAAGATCATTCCGTCCGGCGCGGCGATCTGGACGTGGGGCAAGATCACCGGGCTTTCGAACATCATAGATCCCGCCTTTGCCGGATCTGCCAATTTCGGGAATATGACCGTCGGCGGCGGCCTTGCGGCGGCGTTCAACGGGACATTCTCGCAGCCGGCTACCGCCTCATCAGAGGAGATTCTTGCCTACAGCGGCCTCGTTCCTTCCCAGACCATTACGCTGGTTTCGTGGATCGGAAAGCATTATCCGACGCCGCAGAAAATCCAGCAGGCAACGATCTATCCTTCGAACGATATGGGTTTTTCGTCGGGATATTATGTCGGCGTCGGCGGCATTGGATATCTGTTCTCACCGATAACAACGTACAATCTTCGCGCCAGCAATTCTGCCCCGGCTTCATCTTCTGCCGGAACACTTCTGGCGCAAGCGACCGGGCCGAATAGTTTTTCCGCATTTTCTCTCATTTCCAGCGACCAAGCTACGTCATGGTCCTATATCTGGATAGAGATGGTGACGTCGGCCTCGATCGGCGGCTCCTACGCTACCTCCTATGGCCTGACGAATGCGATCGCGCAGGTGTCGTTTTTCAATCCACCGGGCACCGGCACCAACACCGGCGCCACCGTTGAAATTCTCGGTCCGGCACTGCTTTACACCACGGCGATTCCGACCTGGCGACTCGGCGTCTTTTCCGACACCACGGGATGGCCGACCTGCGGCTGCTATGCGGATGGCCGGATATGGCCGGGCGGTGCCGTCGACAACCGTTTCGACGGCTCGATGTCAAATGGCGTTTCAGGTTCGACGATCGACTTCGCGCCGACCGATCAATATGGCGCGGTCGCCGCCGACAGCGCGATCTCGGAAACGATCAATTCCGACAGTGCCAATCCGATCTTGTGGATGGAGCCGGATTTGCAGGGTATCCTGATGGGTACTCAGGCCTGCGAGTTTCTTGTTGTCGCGCCGACATCGGGCTCGATCTCGCCATCCAACATCAGCGCGCGCCGCGTCACCAATATCGGCGGCGCATTTGTCGAGTCGAAACGCACCGAACATACCGTAGTGTTCGTCAAGCGATTTGCCCGCAAGATGATGGAATATTTCCCGGACGTGTTCTCCGGCAAATTCTCCGCGCCGAACCTCGCCGACAAGGCCGAGCATTTCACCCGTTCCGGCATTGCCCAGATCGCCTACACCGAGGCGGTCACCCCGGTTATCTGGGGGCGCGGCACTGACGGATCATGGTTCGGCATCACCTACAAGCGCGACTCGCTGGCATCCTCGCAGCCTCCGACCTATTACGGATGGCATCGGCACTCCCTCGGATCGGGGCGCGTCGTCGAAAGCATGTATGAGGGGCCATCGGTCAATGGCGACCTCGACTCGCTGACGATGGTTACCAACGACGCCGCGACCAATATCCGGCACGTCGAGGTGCTGACCGACGCGCTGGACGAGCTGACGCCGCTGGCGGATTCGTGGTTCCTCGACGATGCGGTGAACCCGACCTCGACTTCATCGACCGGCGCCGCGTCCGCTGGCGCACCGGTCGGCAGCCTGACCCTCAACGGTCTGTGGCACCTCAACGGCAAGACGGTGCAGGTATTTGCCGGTGGACTGGACTGCGGCGATCCCGGCGAGGGCAATCCTATTTCCGATTTCGTGGTCGCAAACGGATCGGTGACGATCCCTTATGCCGACGGGATTTCGGCGGGGCCGGGCGCGGGACTGTTCACCGCGGCTTTCGCCGCCGCGTTGCCGCTGTCGCAGATCGTTGTCGGCTTCACCTACAACAGCGACGGTCAACTGGTGAGACCGATTGCGCCCGCCGATTCCGGCTCGCGCATGGGGCCGTCGCTCGGTCTGCTGCGGCGCATCCACCGCTATGCGATGCTACTCTCCAACACGCTCGGCCTTTCGGTCGGGACGTCGTTTGCGAAGCTCGATCCGGTCAGCACCGAACAGACCAATGGCGATGCGCTGCCGCCGTTGACGACGTTCTCCGGGATTTCCCAGAACGCGCTGGAGGACAGCAACAGCTATGACGGCATGATCTGCTGGCGGGTATCGCGGCCATTCCCGGCCAACGTGGTCGCCGTGAGCGGCAATCTGGCATCGCAGGATCAGTGAGATGGCACTCAGTCAGACAACATTCTCGGATTTCGGCGGCGCGGCATCCGACCTGTTCGCGGCGAAGGGCGACAATGCCAAGGCGCAATACGATTTCGCCGAAGGGAAAAACTATGGACTGGCCGCCGATCTCGCAGGCCAGAACGCGAAGTTCACGGAGACCTCGACCGCGATCAAGCAAGCGCAGCAGCAGCGCGAACTGATGCTCAATCTCGGAGGCGAACGGGCGGACGTGGCCGGCGCGGGGTTTGCGGAATCCGGCTCGTCGCTCGACATCCTCCGGGACTCGGCTTCACAGGGCGCGCTGACCCATGCCGTGATGGGCCAGCAGGGGCTTATCAACGAGGCGGGGTTCGAAGAACAGCAGAAAAGTTACCAAACCATGCAGACCGCGGCGATCGACGCCGGCAACGCCGAGAACCAAGCCGCCACCGGGTCGGAGATCAGCAGCGGAATCAAGGCTATTGCCGGCATCGCTTCCATCGCCCTTGCGCCAGTTACAGGCGGCGCGAGTCTTGCGGTCGGTGCCGCCGCCACCGCCGGCCTCTCCGGAATTGGCGCTATATCTTAGGGGAACGAGATGCCGAACATCCGCGGATACGAAGCACCCCAAGGTCTCGATCTAAGGCCAACCGAGATCGGTATCGACGCCACGGCCGGCGCGGCGCGGCGCATGGGGGCCTATGGAAACCAGATCGCGGATACCTTCAATCAGGAAGGCAACGAGGCGCGCAGCGCGATCGGCGCGGCCGGTCAGGTCGGCGTCGATTACACGGACCACCGCGAGATCAGCGCGGGCGCGCCTATCGGTGCCGCGCTGCTCAACAATCTCGACGACGCATGGAACCAGCTTGCCAAGACGTCCGATCCGAACGATCCGTCGGTGCGGCAGAAGTTCCTTGAACAACAGGTGCAGCCGCAACTTGATAAATTCAAGGAGGGGTTCAATACCGAAAGAAGTCAGGAATGGGCTGATCGTTTTACGCAAACGATCCAGAACCATCTCTATACCAAGACCGCAGCCGATCAATCGACGCTCGCCGGAATTGCCGCCAAGCAGAACGTCGTCAAGACGATCAACACGCTTTCGAGCACTGTCCGCAACGATCCGTCCTCGCTCGATACCGCGCTCACGGCGGTGGATTCCGCCGTCACCGGCATGGTCGGATCAAGCCCGACGATGGACGCCACGACGTCGGCGAGGGTGCAGAGCGAACTTGGCACGCAAGGCAAGGGCGCAATCGTCAAATCGTTCCTGCTGGGCGTCGCCGAGAAAAACCCGGATGAGGCCAAGCGCATCATCGAAAGCGGGAAGTATGGCGAATTCATCGATGGTACCGAAGCCAAGACGATCATCAACTATGCGCGGACAAATCAGCGCCTCGCCGAATCCGAAGCCCGCAACGCGCGAGTCATGAGCGACTACACGGCGAAGCAGGACTTTCACGCTGCCGCCAACCGACTTGAACTTTCGACCGCACCCGCCAATCCCGGTGACAGCCCGACGCTGCCCAAGGACTATTGGCAGAACGTGCGCAAGCTCGGCCAGATGCCGGGTGCCAATCTTGAACCGGGGCGGCTCAAGTCGTTGGTCGAGAACGGCGAGCGGATTACGGCGCGGCTCGGAAAGCCGGAACCG